TGGGATTTAAGAAACTATGATGATATATTAGAGATAGGAAATGATTAATGGTTGATGTAAATGTAGATCCTTTTGAAGGTTGGGAGCAAGAACCTGTACCAGTAGAAGTAATTGTTGGTTATGCATATGAGCATTTAAATGATTATATCAATTGGAAAGATGATAATGGAAATGCTTTCTTACCTACATTACTTTCTGTGCTACATGTAGAATCTGCTGGTTTAAAACAATTTGTTAAAGCAGCAGGAAGCGAAGAATCTTACGGTTTGTTTCAAATATATTGGCCTTCACATAAACAAAGAATTTCCCAACAATACCCTCAGTTTTCAAAATTTAATAAAAATGTTTCTGATATGTCTCAAGAGGAATATGCTGAATTTCTACCTCTTATAACAGATTTAAATTTTCAATTTACTTGGGCTTCTGTATTAATGAATCAACCAGGACATATTTTTAGTGATTGGTCAGCATATAATGATTCGAGTTATATTGATGATGGATTTTTTGAAAAATATAATGATAGATACGTCACTATAAAGAAAACTCCTAAAAGCCATTATGAAGCTGCAGCAAGTGGTTATATTCCTAAACCTCAATGGGAAAATAACCCTAATCTTGGAGGAGGTCTTGAAGACTTTGAACCTGCTGATACAGGAATGCAAGATAATACACCTGTTACGAATGAAGATAAATGGAAAGCAGTTAAGGCTTATTACGGTGGACAATATTACGATATAGAGAATGATCAATGGCTTGAGGGTTACCAAGGATATAGTGGATACCAAGAGTGGTTAGATAAATATGGTAATTTCTTAGATGACAAAAGAGAAGATCCAGAAAATTCATCTGTATCAGATTATCTTAATAATACTTTTGATCAAGGAAAAATTTTATTCGATGAATGGAATTCAGTTTCTAAACAAGAAGGGTTTTTAAATCCTTTCTCTTTAAATAATTTAAGAAGAAGCCCTACTACTGCGGATGTTGTTATGTCAGCTGTGTACAATAGATTTCTTCGTTCTGCACAAAATGCTGGATTTGGTAGTGTAACTGCACAATTTACTGCTTTAGGTCATTTAGCTCACCCTAGTGCAATAAATAAAATGAGAAGATTAGTTACTCAGTTTCAAGCATCATATCCTAATGGAGATATGCAAGAGATGATAGATCACGTTGCTGAAGGTATAGCAATTGGTTACGCTAATGAAAACAATCAAAGAGTTAAATGGGGCTTTAATGTGCCTTCTTTCAAAGATGCTAATGCTCAAGAAATACAAGGAATGAATCAACAAATTGGTGATACTGTTTCTAGTGTACTTCTTGGGGATTATCCTAATTTAACTGACAAGATAAGAAATGCTTGGAGAGATTATAGGATTGTGAATCCTAACACAAGTGTAAGTCTTAATGATTTCGCTATGCCTTTTATTAAAAAGCATCAAAAATATAATCAGATATATTTAAGAAAACCAAAAGGAATGAGTGAGTCTAATTATATATCTCAGTATCAACAAGCTGTAGGTTCCGCAATGAGTACAGGTAATGAAGGTTACAATCGTTTTGTTCAATCAGGAGCTTCTATGGGTAGCACTCAACAAGAAGCTTACACCAGCGCTAGATTTGGTGGCGGTGCTAAAGTATCTATGGGAGATGCAGCAAGGAATGATCGGAGAAGTATCATAGAAAGAATAGGTGGAATGTTCAATGGTTAGACTTAGAGGAATTTCATTTGACTTTGCACCTAATAGGTCTGCTAAAGAAGTCATTGAAGAATATAGAAAACAAGAAAAAAAAGTTATAAAGAAAGTAGTAGAAGAAAAAATCAAAGAGGCTCCTAAAGGTACTCCTGTAGCCCAGATAATTCCAGAAGTTAAAAAAGAGTTAAAAATTCCTGAGTCAACTCCTAAAATAGAGACACCAAAAGTAGCAGAAAATCAAGTAATAAAACCAAGTAATTTACCTTCTCCTAGTGATCCTCCTGTAGCACAAGAGCCTTTACCAGAGGTAACAGTTTCTAGTGATGTAGGAAGTTTCTTAGAAGAAGAAGTTGAGGAAATATTAAATGAAGTTTCTGGTCCTCTAGCACCACCTGCAGGCCCTACTGATTTTGTGGATGATAGACCTGAACCTGAAGCGGATGAGCAAGCTTATTATGATGCAAGAGCTGAAGAAGAAAGAGTTAGAGAAACTTTAAAAGATAGTGGTGTAGACGAAAGAAAGAAATTTTTAGGAGAACTTGGATATGAAGATGAAGTAGTACCAGGCACTAAAGATTTAGGGTTACAGAATCAAACATTTGATGGTATGAATACAGTAATTGAAGGTGTTTTTAATACAGATTTAGATGAAGTTCAAAGAAGAGTAGAAGAAAAAGCTCAATCCAAAAAACAATCTGATCCTATGAATCAATATGCGCAAGGTGGACAATGGTATAAGGTAACTGGATACCCTGGACTAGAAGCTGCTTATTTTATAGAGTATGTATTACCTGGTGGAAACAAAATTTATTATTATGCAACAAGAGAAGATTTAGACCAATTAGAAGGTATAGGCCCAGGACAAGAACCTCAGTTTGTAGGAACTGTTCCTTGGGATTCATTTAAACAAGGTAGATTCTCTGGTGGAAATGTTGGAGATGTGATTGGAACTGATGAGCATTACTCAACTAGAGTTGAAAGAGAATTTATGTCACCTACAGGAGATCTTCTTCTTCCAGAATGGGCTAATAGTGACCCAGCTATAAAAGATTTATTTTATATTGGTTCAGCTGAAGGTTGGTCTGATGATAGATTTTTAAGAGAGATGTCTAAAAAAGATTCTTTTAAACAAAGATACCCTGCATTTCAAGAAATGCTTTCTTTAACAGGTGGAGACCACCCAGAAGCTTTAGCTAATATTCAAGAATATGAGTATGAAGTTAGACAGTTAAATAACAGATATGGTGAAGAAACAGATTCTGTAGCTTTGACTACTGCAGCAATTCAAAAGGGTTATAGTATCGAAGATTTAAAGCAAACCTATGATATATTTGAAAGAGCTGAAAAAAATGCTTCTACTCTAATAGCATTTCAAAATGTTATTAATGCAGAAGGTTTAGGTTTTGATGTAACTTCTCCTCAAGGTATTGTAGATTTCTTTAAAGGTTCTGCACCTACAGAGATATATGATTTATATGAAGCAACCTCTATATCAGAGCAAGCCTCTAAGTTGGACTTAACTGACCTCTCTGTGGATGAAGCTTTAGAGATAGCTAAAAATACTCCTGGTCAATTAACAGAACAACAAGTATCAGGAGCACTACAATCTGCTGCACAAACAGTAGCTAAGTATAGGGATTATATTGATTTAGGTTCTTATGGATTAGATGCTGATCAGATAATAAATCTTTCATTAGGATATAGAGAACCAGGTGGTATGACTGAAATAGAGTTAACTACTGCTATTTCTAGAATTTATAAATCTGATGAGAATTTGAAGAATCTAGCTTCTGGTTTAGTAGGTAATAAATCTTTCCAAAAGAATAGACAAATACGATCTATTGGTTAAAATTGGTAATATTAAGCGATTACTCGAACCGCTTAATCGAAATAACTGGCTTCGAGTTTAGAATAAAAGTATAAGTAGCCACTCGATCCCTCTAAGAGTGCGTAGACATAAGAGGAGTAATAATGTCAACAGAACAAGAAGGAGCTGGTTTGTCTAACGAAGAATCAATAGCAAATGTACGTGAAGCTTTAGATAAAGCAACAGCGGACAAAACTGCATTACAAGAACAATTAACTGAAGTTTCTGGGGAATTGAAAGGTATGAAAGCTAAAGAAGCTTTTAGATCTGAGGGATTCCAAGATTCTCACGCAGATTTGTTTATTAAAACAAATCCTGAAGTTGAGATATCATCAGAGTCAATTAATGAGTTCGTAAATAAATACAGTTTAAGTCCTGCAGAAGTACCGCAGCAAACATCAGAAGCATTAACCGATATGGGTAATGTTGCCCAAACTTCAGCTCAATCTGGAGTTGTTGGAACAGCAGAAGCTGGGAAAATGACAAAAGGTGAGTACAAGAAGCTACAAGCATCTGATCCAACTGCAGCACATGAGGCTTTAATTCAAGGTAGAGTACAAATGAGAGAAGACAATTACGTAGCTAACCAGACTTTTAATCAATAAAATTATTAGAAAGGGAGTGACTATTAATGGTCGACTTTACAAGTAACGATACAAATACCACTACGTATGATGATACTGTTTATTCAGCTATCATTAACGATGATATTTTAGATGCTTTACAAGCCGCTGTTGTAACACCTCCACTTCTAGCAATGTTCGATTTATCAGGACAGCCATCTAAGGCTGTAGATATTCCAATAGCTGACGCAGAATCAGCAGCTGCTGTTTCAGAAGGTGCAGAGCTAGCTAACACAGCTCTCTCCACAACTAAAGCAACACTAACTGCTTCTGAAGTCGGAATCATGGCAACTATCACAGACGTATTAGACGTATCTTCTATTGCGGCTACTCGTGGCGCTCAAATGAGACAAATGGGTAACGCTGTAGCACAAAAGATTGACGTCGATATCTGTGCTCTATTAGCAGGTTTCGGAACAGCTGTAGGAGGATCTGGTACGAACCTATCACTTGCGAACATATTTTCAGCAATATATACATTGGAGCTTGCAAATGCTCCAGGACCATATGTTGGTGTATTACACCCAGTTCAAATTGCTGACTTGAGAACAGCTGTAGAAGCTTCAAGTTCAGGAATATTTACTGGTGGTTCCGTAAGAGGAGGTTCAGGCGAGATTGGAACAAACGAAGATACTGGATTCTTTGGTAACTTCATGGGTATTGATTGGTATCAATCAACTAACGTTCCTACCGCTAACTCCGCCGCTGACCGTGCAGGAGGAGCATTCTCTAAAGATTATGCCCTTGGTATGGTTCAGAAGTGGCCTGCAAAGACTGAAATAATGAGATGGGCACCTATTAGAGGTTTCGTCGTAGTTGTTTCATCTATGTATGGTGTAGGAGAAATCGTTGACAGTGCTGGTGTGGAAATCACAACAGACGCTTAGAAGCGTAAAGTCTGGGTAGGCAGAAAGATTTATTGTCGTGTGTTCCTACCAACACACACGACAGAGGAGAAGAAATGGCAGAAAGTAAAAAAAGAGCTAGAAAAGACGATGGGACATTTCAAAAAGATGACCCTAGTACTCCAGATGTAAATGAAGCTTTTGAACAACCTGGCGTTGAAAATAGTCAACCTAAGCCAGAGTATGTTAAAACTAGAAAGTTTAAAAAAGTGGAATTGAAATTTACCGAACAAGGTAGATATGCAGATGGAAGAAAAGTACCTTGGAAGAATATGAAGGTTATGAAAGCTTTACAAGTAGATCCTGATGGATTAATTACAGGAAACGTAGTGCAACTACCTTGGGAAGCAACTGTTAACAATGGTGTAGCAGGTGCTCCTGAAGATCAAATAGGTCTTAAAAAGTATGAGAGAAAAGGATTTATCTTCTGTACAGAAGCAGACGGTACACCTATATTCTCAACACTTTGGGATGATTGGTCAGAGTATGATGCAGAATATGAAGCTAAAATAAGACATAGAAACCAAGGAGAGTCTGGCAAGTTTGGGCAGAACGCAACAACTAGCAAGACTATGAGCGGTGTCTAAAAAAAAGAAAAAGAAAGAATTAAAAGACGCATCTAAATTGATGGAGGATTCCTTCGGTTTAGATAAACACCTTAAACCTAGAGCTTCAGATTTAGGTGAAGAAGATCTAGGTGACGGTATGTTTCAGAAGAAAGTCCGAGTTCATAGAGATGCGTCTGGTGAAGTAACGCAGTTACTAGATGCTGACGCGCCTTTAACTAAAGCTGAAGAATTAGCTGAAATGGAAATTTACAAGAAGGTTCTAGAGCAACCTCCTGTAATAAAAAATGTTCCTAAAACAGATAAAGGAAAAGTTATCCATATACTTGCAACTCGTCTATTTCAAGACTATGTTAAGAATGCAAGCAATATGACAAGGCCCAATCCCTTGAGAGACGGAATACCTGGTTGTGCATGCTCACTGAAAAGTAAAGTTGGATGTGTGGATTGGTGCGGTCAAGATAAGCTTGGTCCGAGGATAAGGACGGCAACTGCACAAGGGGTATACGATTGGATAGTAGAGATGGTTAAGCGTAGAGCTAACATAGTAGACTCTTCAAAGAAGAAGAGTAAGTAATGGCTTCAGCAGCTGTTGTTAGACAACGTGTTAAAGATTATCTTTATGGATCTGATTATCTTAAAAGACCTTTCACCGATTTCTTAAATCAAGATGGAAATGTATCTAGTTCAGATACAGTTATAACTGTTTCAAATATCTCTAGCTGGGGAGTTGGAGATATTGTAGAGTTCAATACAGGGGAACAAGCTTATATTAAAAATGTTTCTTTAGATAACAATAGATTTACTGTAGCTAGAGCTTGGAATGGTACTACAGCTGCAACAGTTACTGACTTAACAGCTATAGAGAAAAACCCAAGATTCACTTATGCACAAATTGATAATGCAGTTGGATCAATTATTGATGAACTGTATCCAGAAGTTTATATTTTTAATACAGGAAGTGGTACTGCAAATAAAGATAGTTGGTATTACACAACAAATGATACAGGCCTTAAAGAAATCTTATCTGTTTATTATCCTCGTTCTGGGTCTATAGGTAATGACGAACCTTGGGTTATTAATACTTGGAAGATGAATAAGCATATGCACTCATCAGGTTTCGCTAATGGTATAGGTATAACAATGTGGGATTATGGTGAGTTAAATCACGGAGGAACTTTTTACTATACTTTCAAAAAAGAAATTGCAGCAACAACAGACTTATTAGATAGACAAGTTGAATTGGTTGTCTTAGGTGCTGTGTTCAAGATGATGGGAGCTACAGTTCCTCCATCTACAAATGACACTAGGGACACAAGACAAGTAACTCAGCCAGGACAGGAAGTAAGAGATTCTAACTGGTTTCTATCAGAATATTTAAGAGCTAGAAAAGAAGAGAATATGCGACTTAAAGAAGAGGAGAGGTTCATACTAACAAGTCGCCAAACTAGAAAACAAAGAACATATCGTGATTGATGGATATTTCCATGTCAAACTTGGAAGCTACAAGTATCGTCTTGCTACTAATTCTGACGACCAACATTATAGCGCTCGTCTGGTTCCGTTAAATATATCTAACGCTCAAATAGTTCAATCCTCTGATCCAAAGTATGATTTAAGACCTGATACTGCTGTATGGGAAATGACTGATTGGTCTGGTGGTGAAGGTACTAAAAAGTTTGATAATGAAACTGGTAATGAATACGATCTAAGTTACAACATAGATGCATTACATACGCCAGGAAGTATTAGATTATCTAATGCTGTAGAAGCTGCAGGTATAAATAGAACAGGTACTTTAGTAAAGGCATCAGATAAACTTTTTCATTTTTCTTCTTCAGACGATACTATTGGAACTTACTCTGGGAACCTTGCTAATACAACTTGGGACGAACAAGATGCAGGAACTATATCAGACTCAGATTATTTTGGTGTTAGAGGAGATGGAGATGGAAAATACATCTATATGCCAATAGGAAGTTTGAATGATGTTTATAGATATGAACCTCACGCAATTTATACAAATGATATGGCTGATACAGATAAATGGGTAGACGCTGATAGTCAGGCAGTATTTAGTAGACCTTTAGTTAAAATTGGAAATAAAATATTTGTTGTTCATTTAGATGGAACAAAAATTTCAGTAGTTGAATATTCAACAACAGCTACACCTACAGTATCTCCAACTGAAATTTTTGTTGCATATGAAGGAAACTTAGACGCAGGAGATAATCAAGGTATTGTCTGTAGAGGGGATAATGAATTGTTTGTATGTGTTAGAACTAAAGCTGGAGAAAGTATTCTATATAGAATTACACCAGCTTCAGCTCTTGGTGAAGCTTTTGGTACAGAGGTAGGAAGGTTCCCTGGTTTTTCTGTAGATTGTATTTGGTATGCTTCAGGTGTTTTACTTTTAGCGGGTACTTCTACTACTACAGGTGTAGACAAGAGAACTATTTACTATGTTAAAGGAACTGAACTTGGATCATTTGGATTAATTAGACAAGATGCAACATTTACAGATGCAAAATTAATAACAAGTACAGATGCTTCTCGTATGGATAGAACTTTCTTTTTAGCACCAACAGGTTCAGCATCTAACTATTGGACATTGTTTACAATAGACTTGTTAACTGGTGCAATCTTTGGTGGCCCAGAATTTTCAGCAGTAAGAGACCCAAACTCTGTTGTCGACTTTTTAGGGAGAACATTTGTATCTGAAAATAAAGGATCTACTAGCACTCAGACTTACAGAACTGCTGGAACATATTCTACTTCTGGAGAATTAATTACTGCAATACACGATTTTGATATAGGTGAAGAAAAAACTTTAATGTCTATTAGATTATCTACTGAACCATTACCAGCAAATACAGCTGTACAGGTTTATTATCAAGATGACCAGGACGGAACTTGGACATCAGCAGGAACATATGATACTGATAGCGGTACAGGAACTACATTTAAAATATCGACTGATAGTTCATCTGTGAAATTTAAAAACTTACAATTAAAAATTAAATTAACAACAAGCGATGCTACTGCAACACCTGTTGTTAGATCTGTTCAAGTAAGATGTACTCCTACAGAATATGTAAGAGAATGGGATATGTTACTAGATATCTCTGATGAAGATGCGCAAGCTCAAGGTAGGGCCTTTACTGGATCACAACTTATAGATTACATAAAAGCAGAAGCTACAAATGAAAATATTATTCAATTTGACAATGGGTATGAAACTCCTTCAGCTGGTTCCTACGATGAACACGATGTAATGATTAGAGAATATAATATCAATTTAACATCAGCGGGCCAAGGAGTTGCTAATATTAAAGTTAGAGAAGTAGAGTAATGGCATATCAAACAATAAGTGATTTTTTCGATTTAAGACCTGCAAGAGAGGTTAGGTTTGACGTTTCTAGATCTCTTTCTTTTATAAAAGCAGCAGGAACAAGAAGTGACATACCTTTGATAACAGAAGATAATATGGCTAAACTACAATTTAATAAGACAGATAGTTCAAGCAGTAATATAAAATTGAGGATTAGTTAATGGCAGATAAAGTACCAGTAAAGGCAACGTTTGACTCAGCAGGAGATGCTGATGGTTTATCAGAATTTGTATCAGGTGATACAGTCGCAATTGCACACGGAGGAACTGGCTTAGCAGCTGTAGGTTCTGCAGGACAAATATTAAGAACTAACTCTTCAGCTAACGCTATTGAATGGGGTGCTGCTGAAGTTCTTAACATAGATGGAATGACTGACGGCACCAGTGTTACATTAACCGATACAGATAAATTAGCTGTATCAGATGGAGGAACTGAAAAATATATTAATCTTTCTCAAGTCAAAACTTATGTAGGGCCTCTAAGTCTTATAGATGAAGATGATATGTCTACTGATTCTGCTACAAGACCTCCTTCTCAGCAGTCAACAAAAGCTTATACTGATACCCACGCAGCTCTTAGTACACACTTAACTTTAATTGATGAAGACAATATGTCTACAGATTCAGCAACAAGACCTCCATCACAACAATCAACAAAAGCTTATGTTGACACTCACGCAGCTCTTGGAACACATTTAACTTTAATTGATGAAGATAGTTTTGCAACAGATAGTGCAACAAGACCACCTTCGCAACAATCAGTAAAAGCATATATCGCAAATCAAGGGTTTGCAGATATCGGATTAATAATAGCACTAGGATAAGGAAGAGAAATGGCAAACGTATTTAAGAATGCTTATAAAGATGCAACTGCATCCTTAGCTGACTTAATTGCACCACTAGATTCAAACCATTACGCAATAGTTCTTACTATAAGAGCTACTAATGTTCATGCGTCTAATGATGTGACTGTTGATTGTGTTGTGAAAGACGGTTCTTCAGGTGAAAGTTACCTAGCTAAAGGAGTAACTGTACCAGTAGGAACTTCTATTGAATTAGCAGCTCCTTCTAAAGTAGTTTTAGAGGCTACTGACCAAATAGAAGTTTTAGCATCAGCGACAAGCAGTATAGAGTTTTTTGCAAGTTATCTTGAAGTAACAGACTAGGAGTAACCCAATGCCGTATGGATACGTTGGAGATATTTCTACCAAGATAAAACAATCTAAAAAAAATAATGGTGTTCTTACTGTTAATGAAGTAGCTGACTTACAAACTGATGGTAGTTGGGGTGGCTCA